GGCGGCAAGGCAGCGCTTCGAGATGATGCGGTTCAGGCTGTAACCGATCTTAAAGAGAAGGTCGTTCAAGGCTCGAAGAAGAGTTATGAGATTCTCCTTAAGTCTGGCCGTAGCGTTGAGGCTAAGCCAGCTATTCAGGCTGCAGAGCAGGCGCTAGAAGAGCTTAAGGTTCAAGGAAAGGCGCCTAAAGCTGGTGCCTCTGCTGCCGCTTACGCAAAGATTCAAAGCTACATCGACGACTTAAAGCAGTATAAAAAGCCTCTGAGCGCCTCTGACGCTAAAAAGAAGATTCAGCAGCTTGACCAGGACTGGCGAGCCGCCACTGACGCTGGCGAGTTCACCGATTCTGAGCAGCGTGCGCTTCGGTCTATCCGTAAGGCCTTCGATGAGCAGCTTAAAAGCATCCCTGAATATGCGGCTGTGATGGATGAGGTCGCTACAGATACAGACCTTTTAGGCCGGGCTAATAAGCTTTTCGGTAACGTGGAAAGGGCAGCGCCTAAGATTGCAAGGATTGATCTTCCAGCAAGAGACCTGGATCGAGCGGTGCTTTTGGAGCTTGGGACTCGTGTGGGAAGGCCGTTTGAGAGACAGGTCCAAGCCATTCAAGTTGGGGCAAAGATGGCGCTACCTGGAGCTGCAGAAGCTGCTTTAACGATGAGTCCAGAAGCTGAGGCACTGAGGAAGGCTGAAATGCAAATGGCTCGCATGAAGCGTCCCGGCGCTCTTCAGCAGGCTTTGGGCAAAGTAGAGACTGCTAGTCCTGAAGCTATGGCAGTCATGAAAGCTCAACAGAGGGCTGCTCAGACGCAGCAAATAGTTCAGGCAGCTCAGCAGAAGATTAAAGACGTCGGGCCATTTGCTCGACCACTTAGCAACATTAGTGCAATCCGCACGGCTGTAAGCGGTAAGAATCCTGAATATGTTAAGTTTCTTCAGAACCTGACTAAGCTCAGCGGCGAAGACTTCGTTCAGATGATTAGCGACCTTAAGCTTGCTCAAGAGTTCCAGAAAGAATTCCGCATCGGCTCAAGGAACGTAAACCTCTGGGGCCTTGGGGCGGGTGGAGCTGTCTACGCCCTGACTGGCGATCCTACCTCATCCTTGGTTATTGCAGGTCTTGGCGGTGGCTTCGGTGGTATGGTTGACCGCTTTGGCCCTGCCATGACTCAAAAGATTCTGGATGGTTACTTGAAGGTCCAGGGGATGCCTACCGTTCAGAAGATTGAAGCGGCCTTTGCTGGGATGCCCGTTGAGGTCATTAACCAAGTTAAAAACGACTTCATTAGGACTATCCCCGCAGTTTCAAGCGAGCAGATTCTGATCCAGCCAGACCAAGTAGAGTCAGTTAAAAAAGACGTCATGGATAGCCCCTTAAGCAGTCTTAAGAAGGCTAAAATGATGAAGGCTATTCAAAGCAACAAGCCTGTCGAGTCTGGAGACTTAGCTGCTGTTATGCTTGGTCAAAAGCCAAAGGCCCCGATGATTTTGGAAGCGCCAAAAAAGGATGATCTTAAGATAGATCGTCCAGACGTTTTAAAGGCGCTAGAAACTAGAGCGAGACAATGAACCAAAACGCATGGGTCATGAGGCTACCCTGGCAGCTTATTGAAGACGTAGCAGACGCAGAGAACGTACCGAAGAATCTGCTTGCTGCTATTATTCAAACGGAAAGCTCTAACAACAGGTGGGCCGTCCGCTTTGAGCCTCATTACAAGTGGCTTTTTAAAACGAAAGATCATGCAAAAGACAACGGAGTCACCGAAGCTACTGAGACCGTCCTGCAGATGACGAGCTACGGCCTTTGTCAGATTATGGGAGCAGTGGCTCGCGAGCTTGGCCTTAAGGGTCCGATGTTTCAGCTTTTGGATGAGAAAACTAATCTTGAATACTGCGCAAAACTTCTAAAGCGCCTTGCCTCAAAGCATAAAGAGCGTGACGATATTATAGCATCATACAATGCTGGTAGCCCAATTAAGGGGCTAAATGGTGCGTATAAGAATCAGGCTTACGTGGATAAAGTGAATCTTTACCTGTCGGCTATTGATCTTGCTCAAAGGGGGAAGGCTTAAATGGAAAAGGCTATCGAAGTTGTGAAGATGGTTATTGAAAAAGGCCCAGAGATTGTCTCGGCAGTCGTTGCGTTACTTTCTGGGGTTACGGCTTTGGCGCTTCTTATTCCTGGTGAGCAGCCAGAAAAAGCGCTTCAGGGTGTGGTTGAGTTTTTGAAGAAGTTCTCCAAGAAGTAAATCATGCAATTCTTCACGGGCCTTTTAGCCCTTCTTAAAGCTATTCCCGCCATGGTCAGCCTCATGACCGAAATAGCGTCATGGATGAAATCTACTTTTGGTGATGATCCAGCCACCTTCCTACTGGATGCAGCCGAAACATTCAAGAAGGCCCGTGAAGCCAAAACACCAACGGAGCGCAGAGATGCCGCTGTCCAAATTAGTCAGCTTATTCGTCGCCTGTAGCTTAGTGGTTAGCGGCTGCAAGAAGGATGGACCAGAAGTAACGGTCTGCTTTCTTGACGTGAATACTCAGACTTTAGAGTGTGGCAAGGCTGATGGAAGCAAGTTCTCGCTACCGTTTGCTGATATTCCGGCTTCAACTAATTACGCATGTCTTACTGTTGACGACTGGCAAGCTCTGTTAACGTATGTAAAGGAGCGGTGCCAGAAATGAACGATGAATTCATCAGGCTTTTGGGGCCTTGGCTTGGCGGAATTAGTGCTTTGATTGCGTCTGCTATGGCTCTAGTCTCGTGGAGTTACGAAACTTTTGAGACAAAGGAAATAAGCCGTGAACGTCAAACGCAAATCGAGAGGCGTCTTGAGCGCATCGAAAACAAAATTGACTCCATCAGAACGAGAAATTGAGCGCTCTATCCTAGCGTGGCTCAACTACCAGCCGAAGACTAAGGCTTGGAAAAATAAAAGCATAGGTACCTTTGATCCGACTAGGAAGGTGTTCAGACGCTCAAACGATCCATTCTCTCAAAAGGGAACAAGCGACATTCTTGGCATATGGTCTGGTAAGATGCTTTGTATTGAAGTGAAGAGCGCTAAAGGGCGTATAACTCCAGAGCAAAAGCAGTTCTTGAGTGAAATGGCATCCCTTGGCGCGCTCTGTTTGGTCGCTAGAAGTCTTGAAGACGTGATAGCTGTTTTCGACGCTTTAACCGGCACCGAGAACAGTGGTCAGACTGATCTTTGCTAAACTTAAAAGTTTTACCGCATTTTTTGCACGTTGCTGTTCTGCATGGGACGCATAAGCCCATAGCGTTAAGGTTTACGACCTTTTCGCACTTGAGGCAGATCATGTCATCGCCGTTCATTTCTGAGGCTTCCGCTTCTCTTTCCACTTCCGCTGAGCTTCACGTTTAGTAGCTAGTGCGATGGCAATGGCTTGCTTCTGGGGCTTACCGCTCTTTACGAGTTCTGAGATATTCTCAGACACTACTTCTTTTGACTTACTTTTAATCAAAGGCATAACATTCCCCCCGGATGGTTATGAATTGTCTATGAGCTTTTTCAATCGCTCAATCTTGAAATCAATACGTTCAGAGACTGCCGCGTAACCAAACATGCACGCGAGCTGATGGTTCATGATTGCCACGTCTGCAATCTCATCAATGATGGGTTCAGCAGATAAGTATCGTGCTGGCTCATGATTGTATCTGGCTAGAATTAGTTGAAGCTCTGCTAGCTCTTCAAGGGCCTTGGTCAGTTGAGAATGGTGACCTAAGTAGAGAGGAGCTTTGGAAATTGTTTCGTGATGCTTACTGGTCATTTACTCCCCCTGATAAAACACATAACCACGACTGCCCCGAGCAGCCATGTTATCCCCCCGATGCTCATCATTGGCTCAGAAGATTAGGCGCCTGGTCGCCAAGGCGGTGCAAAGGCTTACAGTATTCCTTCTCTGGATGGTAAAGCAGCGTGATTTCTCCGGTGAGAGACGCTGTAACTGATTGCCCTGGATAGCAGGTTTCCATGGCTGCCTGTTTCAGCCTATGGCCCAGCTCGATTAGCTTGTCTGGGTCACACTCGATGAAACGAGTTACTTCGGTGGCTTGAGTGTCGATCGTTTTGTCCATTATCCCCTCTTATCCAATGCGCCGGAGCCGGAGCCGTAGCCGGATCCGTCGCGGTAGCCGTCGCCGTCGCCGTAGCCGGAGCCGTAGCCGTAGCCATCGCCGGAGCCGGAGCCGGAGCCGGAGCCGTAGCCGTCGCCGTAGCCGGAGCCGTAGCCGTAGCCATCGCCGTAGCCGGAGCCGTAGCCGGATCCGTCGCGGTAGCCGTAGCCGTAGCCATCGCCGTAGCCGGAGCCGTCGCCGTAGCCGGAGCCGTAGCCGTAGCCATCGCCGTAGCCGGAGCCGGAGCCGCTAAAAAAAATTAGCTCCATTTTCCGTTCCGGATACTAGCTGTTGCGCGCTCGCTACACTCGATGACCTCTACTGCTTCGGTCAATTCGATGACTGATACCGCGTTCCCTATTTTACTACCCGGCCCTACGCCGTGCTGCGAAACAGCGGAAAGACTCCCGGTGTTTGTCTCCGCTTGGGTCCACGACCAAATGCGATAACTGTCAACAAGCCGGACCTCTTTACCTTTTTTGCAAACCAAAATACCCGCATGCACGCCAGCGGAATAAGTTCGCACCACTACAAATTTACCTATTAACGCGGATTTCATGTGTGTCGGTTTTTTTGAGATTATTGTCTTATCCATTATTCCTTCCCCTCCAGTGCGGCGCGGGCATCACTCGCACACTCATTGAAACCGCGATTCACGCCGTACTGAAATAGGCAGTGCCCAACTTTTTCCGAATCAAAGAAGACCGGCACACAGGATCGGTCTACACAACAGTCGTGAAGCTGCGTCTTCCCTGCCCGCTTTGCGATTTCTTCCAGCGCTTCTCGCAACCTGGCATTTTCAGCTTTTAGGTCATCAACATACGGATTCATTCCTTCCCCTCCAGTGCGGCACGAGCAATTTCTTCAGTAGTTCCATATTTACCACAACTACACGAGAAGGATTCAAATCCCTTGTCGCACAATTCACACTTGTGAATTATTTTGCGCAGAGATTCTCTAAGCCTTTGGTTTTCTTCCTGAAGCTTTCTAGCTACCTCGCGCATCTTTTTGTGCTCGATATAGTGAAACTGGTTTGATCTAGAAAGTGCTTCTTCCATGTGTCGCCTTGTGTAAGTAATGTGTTTATATTCGTCGCTCATTCTTCTCTCTCCATATATTCACGTTCACGCTCCCAGCGCGCGTCCTCTTCCATCCACTCCTCGCCGCTCATGTCCTTACGGCGCTTGCCGGGCTTAGATGGATGATCCTTCACTTTCCCTGATCCATTGCAGTGCTCGCAAGGAGTCTTGGAGGGTATCCATTTCCGCCCCGACTTCTCTATGCGCTTCCTGAAAGCTTCCACTGCTTCGCAGGTCGGGCATCTCTTTAGCTTTGTCACACACACACCCCGTCTTTATGAAAAGGACCGGACACTGATACGAACCGGTCCCGTTGCACCTCTTACAGCTTGTCATCGGTATATTGACTTACTGCAGTTGGCATATCCATAGACTCAACCGTAGTAACAAACTGTTCAAGCTGCTCGATGGTAAGGTCTTTCGATGCTTGGACGCCAAACGCCACCCCGCAGTAATACTTCAGGTCTTCTCTAGCCCATGTGCAGGCAGCCAGGCGCTTCATAAGAGAGTCACGGTCAGCTTTAGGCTTCTCTAATTTAGGCTCTTGAACCAGTACGGGTTCTGACTGGACTTCTTTGATGACTGGCTTTGAGTCCATGTCTTGAAGCTCCTCAGGAGTATAAACACCAACAGAGACCCCAGGATAAACGGTGCGAATTCCTTCGCTAATGACACGGGCACGAAGCATGGCTCTTGGGTACTGGCGCCATACGTCCTTGCTGGTGAGTCCTGCTGCCTTGGCTTGTTGGATTGTCCACTCGACTGTTGCCGAGCCGCCTGCTGGGTGGCTGAAAGTGCCAGATACTGCGCTATCAGTGTACGCATTCCAAACTACCTTCCCACCCGCTGCCTGGAAGCGAGCGAGCATTGCATCTGCCTTAAGAGCCGGACGACCTTGAATAACGTGATAATCACGAGCCGCGATCGCTGGGTGCATTCCTTCAGCTTGAGCGATGAGCATGAGAGCGACACCCTGCTCAGGGGTCTTGATCCCGAAGAGTCCGCTTTTAGCGAAGGCTACGGCCATGCGCTCGATCTGATCGACTCCGAAGTATTGCTGAGTAACTACTTGTTTCGTGTCCATTTTCTATTTGCCTCTTTGTACTGCTCTAGGAACTGTTCGATTAACCCACGGACTGCTTGAGATACGTTGCCGTTAATGGCCTTAAGGTCTTCAAAGTCTTCCTGTGGGATTCGAAGACAGATCGTCTTGTCGTTCGTCTCAGTGGTCTGTAGCTGTTTAAGATTGAGTTCTATCTTCATTGATAACCTCAGAATGGAAGATCAGCGTCGTCCCATTCGCGCTCAGGGGCTTGTGGTGCTGTTATTTTGGTCTTAATTGACTCAAGGTGAGTCTTTGTCTCTTCGAACGTCTTAGGGGCATCCAAAGCGTCTTGGATTGCATCCTTCACAAACGTCGTAGTGAGCCAGAGTTTATCGCTTCCAGCCCAAATGAAACGAGGGAAACGCTTAGAGGTGTCGAAGGCTGCGTAGAGCACGGGTCTATCTAGGTTCTTCTGAAGACTCGTCATCTGCTTATGACTGACCCAATAGTTAGACGGCTTATCAGAATCCTCTGTCGTGATGCTGGCTACCCATTTCCCTTCATACTCAGGATGAGGCTCTAGCGTGTGTACTTTAATTTTCATTACTTTGTTCATATAACCGACAGTTATAAGATGTGTAATACAATGTCTATAAGAAAAAGGGGCTAAAGGAAAAAACCTTTAACCCCTCGACCTAAGAGAAACGGCTCACAGGAACGATTACTCGTCCTTACATGCCTCTTTGTACTGCGACTCGTCCTTTTTCGCAACACCACCAGCACTGTCGAGCTTTGCACCCTTGCGAGCTGCACCAGCTTGAGCGCCTGATTCTTTCATATTTGGAGTCCTCCGGGCTTTAGAATAGCATTTCGTAAGTCAAAGACAATAGTAGCCAATTCCCCTACCTACCACGAATGATAGCTAGTAAGCGTTAAAGGCTATGTCCGTCTATCAACTCACTGCCCGTCCAGGGGGCTAACTCAAGGCTCGACTGCTCAAACCTTCAGGTATTCCCCTGTCACTGTCTAACGGTATGGCTAGTCCCGCACGATAGGTATTTTCAGCTCGTCTCAAGTTCGTTCTCTACTACTGGATCAGTCCTCTAGCCCGCTGTACCGATATCCCCTGCCCGCAATTATTAGAGTCCTTCCGTTAACGAGCGGCACTTCAAGCGAAGAGGTCTAATGACCGCATCTGTTCGCCTTGGCATGGCAACTAAAGCTAATCCTGTCGGTAATGGAAGTCTTTCGACAACCTGGCCCCGGCGTTGGCCAAGTAACCGTGTTTTATAAGCTACGGTTAAATCCTTAACGAATCTTCTTGATGAGGTATGACGAGTGTGTCACAAATGAATCCTCATCAAGAATTGATCCGCAAATCGTTCTTACCCCGGCAGTGACTGAAAAGTCTAGCCGGGGTTTTTTTATTCCTCGTGCATAATCTCAGTGACACTCAAGATCGAAAGCTTACCCTTAAAGCACTTCTCGCAGAGTAGCTCGCGCCGACTTAGCGTGGGGGTATTTCTCGTAAATTCGTACAGGCCAGGGTTCTTACAGCTCACCCCGTAGCAATTCTTAGCAGGTGTTAACAGTTTTAAGGCTGACCATCCTCGGCCTAAATAGTCCTTAAAGAACCGTTGCTTGTTGTCTAACTCTTTGTTAACTTTCTTAACCATGAGCTACTTCCTAAAAAAAGATAAGGCATCGTGCCTAAACGAGATTAAGGCAGCCTCAGACCATATTAGTCAAATATTTAACGCTGAGATGAACCTGCTCAAGCTTAAAGAGCAGGTAGACTTGCTCATTGAAGGCAAAATCGAGAGCTACCTTCATCAGCGTTTCAAAGACTGGTCAGTATCCGATCTCATCCTTCTAGCTAAGACAATCGAGCATCAGACCGAGCTTGAAGGAAAAACGGATCAAAAAGGCAGGAAGCAACGAGAGCGAGTATGATTGTCCATTGCCCGCATGACGCGCTCGTAAGCATTAAAGATTTAAAGCCTAACCCTCTAAACAGAAATAGCCACCCAAGGGACCAGATCGAGCGGCTTGCAAAGATCTTGGAATACCAGGGATGGCGCTACCCGATCAAGGTCAGTAAGAGATCTGGCTTTATTACGTCCGGTCATGGCCGGCTTGAAGCAGCAAAACATTTAGGTTGGAGAGAAGTTCCTGTTAGTTTTCAGGATTACGAGAGCGACGAGCAGGAATACGCTGATTTACAAGCCGATAACGCTATCGCGACTTGGAGCGTTTTAGATTTATCGGGAATTAACGCAGACTTAGCGCATCTTGGGCCTGACTTCGATATCGACTTTCTTGGTATTAAAGACTTTGAAATCGAGCCAGCTGATAAAGAAGAAGAACCAGAAAGCATTTATACAACTAAAATCGAAAGTCCTATCTATGAGCCAAAGGGTGAAAAACCAGCACCAAGAGAGCTTTACGATCGGACTAAGACGGATAGCTTGATTGAAAAGATTCATGCAGCGGAGTTGCCGCACGAGATCGAAACATTCTTAGAGTTTGCAGCACAGCGGCATACAGTCTTCAGTTACGAAAAAATTGCCGAGTATTACGCCCACGCTCCAAAAGAAGTTCAAGAGTTGATGGAAGACTCGGCGCTTGTGATTATTGATTTTAAAAAAGCGATTGAGCACGGATTCGTGCAGCTTACAAAAGACTTAGCAGAGGCTTACTCCGATGACGAGCAATGAGGAACTAAGCGACTTTGCGGCTTTCATTCTGACTAACGGTAGACCTGATCGTGTTTATACCTACGCAACTTTGAGGCGCTCGGGATATACGGGTAAGATAGTTTTACTTGTCGATAACTTAGATAAAACCAAAGACCAATATATTGAACGCTACGGCTCAGAGGTTGAAATCTTTGATAAGAAAGCTATCGCCAAGACCTTTGATCAAGCCGATAACTTTAATGATATGCGGGCGATTATTTACGCTAGGAACGCAAGTTTTGAGGTCGCTCAAAGGTTAGGGATTAAGTATTTTATTCAACTGGATGACGATTATAGGCATTTTCAGTTTAGGTTTAATAAACGCTTAGATTATGCGCCTAGAGTCATTAAAAGGCTCGACGATATCTTTTCAGCGCTGCTTAGGTTTTATAAACAAACACCGGTCTCCTCTGTTGCAGTAGCTCAAGGAGGCGACTTTATTGGTGGCGAAGGAAGCGCGATGGCGAAAGCTATCAAGTTAAAACGCAAGTGTATGAATTCATTTGTGTGTAGTACTGATAGAAAGTTTCAGTTTGTCGGAAGGATTAATGAAGACGTAAATACTTACACGTACAAGGCGAGCACAGGGCTATTGCTATTCACGGTTAATCAATTGACTTTAGAGCAGATGCAAACACAGACCAACGCCGGAGGTATGACCGAGCTTTACCTTGACTCGGGCACATACGTTAAAAGTTTTTATTCGGTTATGTTTCAGCCGTCATCGGTAAAGGTCAAAGTAATGCAGGCAAAAAATGCCCGGCTCCATCATAGCGTTAATTGGAAAACGACAGTCCCTTTGATTTTGTCCGAAAGGCACAAAAAACTATGAGTTGCAGCAAACGAGGAGCTCAACAAGCTCCTTCCAATGCTTTGGCCGAGTCGAGCTGTTATCGACAAAAAGGCGATTGGCCTCATGTGCAAACTCGTCTTTTGACAGATTCTGGTGCGCCTCACAAAACTCAACCGCAAATTCTCTCTCGGATGAGGACAGTCGGAGAAAAATCTTTTTTAAATACGGGTGAGACTCGTAACTTTTAAACTTCAGTAAGCGGGCGTTCATAATATGATAATAACACAATGCGTTAGAAAAGGAAAGCATGGCTAGACCGCGTAAGGTAATCGACCCGAAGCTCGTCCAGGACCTAGCCTCAATTGGCTGCAAAACGACAGACATCTCCCGTATTGTAGGTGTGAGCGTTGACACGCTTGATCGTCGTTTTGCGGCGGAAATTGAGAAAGGGCGGGCCAACCTCCGCACCAGTCTAAGACGCTGGCAGCTTGAGGCAGCTAAGAAGGGCAACGTCGCCATGCTAATCTGGTTGGGTAAGCAATACCTCGAACAGACTGAGAAGGTCGAGCAGGTGCAAGAGATCACGGTCAGGGAAACGCTTACACCAAAACAGGTTCAAGAGATTATTGAGGCCGACCCCTTTTTGCTCAAGAGTAAAACTGAGACTAAATGATTTACAACCCGCACCCGGAGATTGAGCGCATCGCTAGAGGGGTCAAGAGGCTTCACGAAATGTGGACGCCTCATCCTGCTCAGATTCAAATCGGACGCGCTCTCATCGGTGAGCACGTTAAAGACGTATTCGCTCAGTGTGGTCGTAACCTTGGAAAGTCTGAGCTTACAGCCTACCTCATGTGGCGGTGGGCATGGACCTATCCTGGAAGCGAGAACTACTACTTCAGCCCATTCATGAAGCAGTCCAGGGAGATTATGTGGGCGTCGAGAAGAATGCAGACCCTTGGACCTGAAGACTGGATCGAGAAGATCAATGACCAAGAGATGCGGATTACCTTCAAGAACGGCTCTTGGTTGAAACTTGACGGCTCAGACAACGTAGAGGCCTACCGGGGCGTTAAGCCTCGTGGGCTGACCGTATTCGACGAGTTCAAGGACTTCCGGCCTGAGTTCTTTGACGCTTACGACCCAAACCGCGCAGCTCACGACACCCCACTCTTCATCATCGGTACTCCTCCTGAGTTCGAGGGCCAGTTCACCGAGATCGCAGCCTCATGGGCTAACGATAAGACCAAGCGGTTCTTTAAGTTTCCAAGCCACGAGAATCCTCATATTTCACGTAAATGGTTAGCCGATAAGAAGACTGAACTCTACGCTAGGGGTGAGGGCGACAAGTGGGAGCGGGAATACCTAGCTGAGTTCGTTCGAGGAGGATCTAAGCGCATCTTCCCGATGCTAAAAGAGGCCATGATTATTCCACACGCTCAGCTCCTCCAATCCATCGAGAAGGATAAACGCAAGCTTGAATGGTTCTGTTGGGCTGACCCTGCTGGAGCGTCTACCTTTGCCGTTCTGTTCGCCGCTATCAATCCATACACAAGGCACGTCTACTTCTTGGATGAGATTTATGAGCAGCGTCAGGAAGAGATGACCGTTCAGAAGATCGGCGCTAGAATCATGCGCATGACCAAGGAGCTTTATCCTGGTGAGTGGCGCTTTGGTTACGATGAGGCTGAGGCATGGTTTAGGAACGAGATGCTAGAGCATTTCGATCTTTCCTTTGAGCCTACGCAGAAAGCCAAGAACGATAAGACTAGCGGTTTATCTTTGCTCAAGGATATCATGCTAGCAAACAAGCTGACCGTTTCGAGCAGATGTCAGAAGCTGTTCTGGGAGCTAGACAATTACCGCAAAGATGACGAAGGCAGGATCATCAAGAAGAACGATCACCTTATTGACGATGCGCGCTACATATTGTCTGCAGCTCATTACTCTCTGAATGAAACGGTAGAAGTTAATAAAGAAAAAGACCCGATGTTTAGGGGCGCAAGGATTGAAGATGATTTCCCCGGCTTTAATGAAGTCGGTGAACCAGTAGACGAATGGGGAGGTTCTGAATGGTAATGCTGACGGGTGCTGTAATGGCTATCGCGATTGTGCAAATTGCTTGTGTCTTGGGCCTTTTCTGGGGCCTAGTCGAGCTAAGGGCTATGCAAAAAAGCACTCATTCCGTACAGTTGATTCCAGCCGACCAGAGCTTCCAGCGCATGACCGATGAAGTGAAGGACGCGCTTGGAAAAGAACTCTTCGATAACGTGGGATAACGGGGGCATCTAAATGGATCAGTTCTACAGCTTCGACGACATGAATGAGCAGCAATACAACAAGCCTGCTCGCCCTATCTATGAACTTGATCTTGATGACCCAAAGAATGAAGACGCTATCCTTCAGTGGCTGAAAGGCGAGAAGGACTACCTCCAAGAAGATGCCCGTGACCGAATTCGTGTCATGCGTCGTAACCTTGCTCTCTATAAGGGTATCCAATACCAAGAGCTTGAGACCCGTATTGATGCACGCGATCGGGCTGCTGACCGCTCTCAGTTCCTTCGGAAGGTCGTCGCTAATCATCTGTATGACCTGACTAAGAACCGTGCTTCACGCTTGGTTAAGTTTCGTCCTGCAGTGGCTATTATGCCGACTAATGATGAGCTGGAAGATAAGCTCGCTGCTAAGTCCTGTAAGATGCTGCTCGATCATATCTGGTATGAGAATGACTTTGAAGGAGTCATGCAAACTCAGCTTGCTACCTATGCTCAGATCATGGGCGAGGTTTACTGCTTTATCCTTTGGGATGAAGACAAGGGCGATTTGTCTCCTGCCTATGTAGAAGCGAAGAAGCGGTCTAAAGAAGGCCGTATTCCTATGCTGGATGAGAACGGCCAGCAGGTGCAGGACCCTAACGGTAACCCTATCTTCGTCGATAAGGCTGTTCGTATTGGGGACGTAGACTACAAGATCGTCCTTCCTATGGATGTCCTGCTTCAGAAGAAGAAGAAGTGGGAAGACGTAGACTACTGCTTCCAGGTGGACGTGATTTCCACAGATGCTCTGAGAGCTAAGTATCCAGACCTAGCTGCTAAGATTAAAGATCAAGACGTTCAGGTCTATAACTACGAAAAGATGCAGCTTGAGAGCACCAAGCGGGAAGCCTTGGTCTATACGTTCTGGCATCGCCGCTCGACTCAGATGGATAAGGGCCGGAAGATTGTCTTCACTGGCGAGACCATCCTTGAAAATACTGAGTATCCGTTCTCTCACTCGCAGCTTCCATGTATCCGCTTCACGGACCAAGACCTGCCTGGTGAGCTACATGGGATGTCCTTCTATGAGCAGATCAAGGGTCTGACCGGAACCTATAACAACCTGACGAATATGCTCATCCGCAATATCGTCATGGTGTCTCATCCTAAGTGGTATGTGCCTGCCGGAAGTGTGTCGCTTGATCGCCTTGGTAATGATATTACCATCGTTCAATACAAGGGACCGACACCCCCTCAACTTGCTACTGCTCAGAGCGTTCCTGCTGACGTATTTTCGTTCCGCGATAAGCTGAAAGAGGAGTTCCAGCAGATCAGCGGCGTCTTCGGCGTGTCCCGTGGTGAGCCGCCTCCCGGTATTAAAGCAGGCGTAGCCCTTCAGTTCCTGTCTGAGCAGGAGTCTGAGCGTTACAATGAGCTAGTTCTTAAATGGAATGAAATGGTTAGGCAGATAGCTGAAATGACCATAGCCGTGGCTGGAGACTATTACGACCAGTCTGACAGGCGCATGGTCCGTATCCTTGGGAAAAATAACGAGTATATGACCGAGTTCTTTAAGGTCAGCGCTCTTGAGAAGGATTACGATATTCGCGTTCAGAATAGCTCAGCCCTGCCAAAAAGCGTTGCAGCCCGTACTCAGACACTCCTTGACCTGTCTGAGCGGTTTCCTGACCAGTTCACGGGTGAGCAGGTTATCGAGATGCTGGACCTTGCTCAGAGCGATAAGTTCACCGATGCGGCTACCGTATCTGTCCGTACCGCTGAGGCTGAGAATGAGAAGCTCTATGAGGTAGAAGAGCCTGAGGATATGGCTCCTGCTGACTTTGAGAACCACATTCTGCACTGGAAGATCCACACCCGTCAGATGCAGGAGTTCCGCTTCAAGTACAAAACCAGCCCTGAGATTCAGGAGCGGTTTAAGGACCATGTGCTCGCTCATGAGATGCTGATGGTTGAGCAGGCTAAGCGGTCCCCAGGGTTCGCTGAACAGCTTGGACAGCTTCCCATGTTCCCGATGTTCTTCACTCCTCCTGCTCCTCCGGCAATGGCTCCAGAAATGCCTATGCCTGCAGAAGCGCAGCCAGTCTCGGAAGGTATGGCTCCAATGCCCGGTCTTCCAGTAAACCCTATGGTCGGCGGGGAACCTCAACAGCCGACTCTTGAACCTCAACTCCCGATGGAAGCTCAGCAGGCTGGCGGCATGATGCCTCCTGTAGAGCCGACCAAGGGCATTTAAGACAAGGAAACTAGATGGAAACTAATGCCGCACCGTTTTCTGGAGATACCGCGCCTGCAGCGGAGCCTATCGTTTTAGGAGGGGGGGAATCCCCCGCCTCTTGGGACGAGCTGGAGTCTGTTACTAGCAAGCCTAAGCAAGAGCCTAAATCCGAACCGAAAGAGTCAACTAAGAAGGCTAAAGAAGATAAGCCTGAAGAGAAAGAGGAAAAGGTTGAGGCTTCAAAAGGAAAAGAGGCCAAGGCTCTTGAAAAGTCTGACGCCCCTGCCAAACTATATAAGTTGAGAAGTGGTGAGACAGAGTTCGACGTGGCTGCAGATGCTCTCGTCCCCGTCAAAGTTGACGGTAAAGTCGTAGAGGTCCCGCTACAGGAGGCTATCAATCGCTACTCTCAGCAGAGCCACTTGGATAAGCTTTACAAGACTTACAAAGCTGAAAAAGAAGGCTTTGAGAAGGAACGTAAGGGTATCTCTGAGGCTTTGAATAAGTCCTATGACTACCTTGTGAACCAGAAAGACCTTAGGGGCTTCCTGGACTATCTCGGGGAAGCTATGGGCGTAGACAGTCAGACACTTTATCAAGATGCGATTGGAAATATCCAAAAGCAGATTGAAGAGTATCAGACGATGAGTCCCGAAGAACGGAAGTTTCGGGAAGTAGAGGCAGAAAATGCCTACTACAAAAAGCGAATGGATACGCAAAAGCAGACTCAAGAGGCCGCTAAATCTAGGGCTGCCCTAGAAAGCAAGGTCCAGCAGGTGATGGAAAGTCACGGCATGGACCAGGCCGCACTGGTTAAAGCATGGGACGATCTTACAAAGATGGGGCATAACGCTGACGAGATTACTCCGGAGTTTCTCGGCACGTATTACGCCAACACTAAAAAGATCGATTTCATCGAGACCAAGCTGCAGGAGCTTAATCCTGAACTGGCTTCTGATGCGAAAACTGTAGAGCAACTGGCTACTTATGCAATCCAAACCGAAGCAAGTGAGGCGGAGATGGCAGAGGTAATCGCTCAGCTCTACGGAGAAACTCCAGAACGGAAGCTGTCGAAAAAGATTGAGAAAAACATGAAGTCTAACAGGCAGGGCGGCTCAAAAGCCGTTAAAAACGCTGGTTCTGACCCACTGTTTTTCGATGACATTTAACTAAATAACTGGAGGGCCTATGGCTCAATTTAACCTGACCACTGCGTCGAACTTGTTCAAAATCAAGTACGGCAAACTTTCTGAAAACACCTACAACTCTGCGAACGTGCTCCTTGGCCGCGTGAAGAAAGATTTCAACTTCACCGGTAAGCGCATGGATATCGCTGTGCCTACCTCTTTCGCTGGCGGCGTGGGTTCTGGATCACTCCCAACCCCTAACTACGCAGCGGTGCAAGATGCAGTTATCACCTCGAAGAAGATGTACTCGGTCATTCAGATCGACCGTGAAGCCATCAAAGCTTCGAGCCAGAACGAAGGCGCTTTCGTTGAGCTGACCAAATACTCAGTTCAAAAGGGCGTTGAGAGCTGGATGCGCAACATGAGCCGCGCTCTGTTTAACGACGGATCAGGATCGCTCGGAACCATCGCCGCTGGCGGTGTTTCTGGTGCAGGCCCTTGGGACGTCGTTATCTCTGACGCTACCTGGAAAGAAGCCAACTTCGAAGAAAAGGACTATGTGAACCTTGCTTCATCTTCGGCTGTCTTCGAAATTACTGCAGTGGTTCCAGCGACCAAAACCGTCACCTTGACGGCTGTCTCTGGCTCCTACACCCCACTCGCTGGGGATGTAATCTATATGCAGAACTCGAAGCTCAATGACCCAAGCGGCCTCAAGGGCGTCTTGGATGCTACCTCAGGCTCCCTCTACGGCATCACCGTGGGCCGTCGTTGGCAGGCAGGTGCTCAGGTGGCTGCTGCTGGTGCAGGTCTTACGACTGACCTCATGAACCAGACGATGCTTGAGATTCAGCGCAAGAGCGGTAAGGTTCCTAACCTCATCCTCTGCTCGTTCACTCAGTATCGTAAGCTCCTGAACGTGCTCGAAGACCAAAAGCAATACATTGTTGAGCCACGCTCTCCTGAGCTGGTCGGCAAGGTGTCGTTCAAGGGCGTCGAGTTCATGTCGTCCGCTGGTCCAGTGGCCGTCATTCCAGAGCGCTTTATTGAAGACGATCGTATGTACCTCCTGAATGACAACTACATTCAGATTCACCATCGCCCAGACTTTGGCTGGTTCGATGATGATGGTTCGGTCTTCCTTCGTACGGCTTCTTCGGATGCTTACGAAGCTCGCTTCGGTGGATACTTGGAAGCTTATATCGTTCCATCGTTCCACGGCGTGATCAGCGGGTTGGCTATCTAATCTGCTAGCAGTACTGGGGGGCTGGGATTGTCCTGGCCTCCCTTTTTAACCCGAGTTTAACCGGAGGTTTTATGCTTCGTTCTATTAAGTCCCCTCAGCGTCTCCCTAGACAGCTTCACTTTAAAGTCGATGGCGTTTCCACGTCTTCGCTCTTGGTCGGTGCCCTTGATGGCGTCCTGACCGTGAACGGAACTGGAGACTATACCGTTACTTTCGCCCAGCCATTTGCCCGCGTTCCAGTTGTATCGGCTACGGTTGGCGGAGCTGCTATCGGAGTCGCCTTGGTTGATTCTGCCAGCGCAACGGCTGTCACTGTGAAGGCCTTTGATCTTGCAGCCTCTGCGCTTGACGTGGAGCTTCACTTGATCGTTCAAGGTTTTGACGCTGCTGACGAATACTAAGGCTAGTCAGGCCCGGTAGCTCAGGGGTAGAGTAGCTTTAAGCGCGGCACTTAAAGCGGGTCAGAGGTTCGAATCCTCTCCGGGCCGCCTAACGGGGGTTTAAAATGGCAAGCGTGCAAAGACTTGTATTGCAGAGCGGGGCAATTTCTGGAGCATCTGGACAGACGACTCCAGTTAGCTTGGAAGCTTACGTGATGGATGTAATCGGTTCAGTGGTCTGCTCCGCTGCTGGGTTTACTACTTTTGACGCCTTTCTTCAGCACTCTCCAGACGGAACGACCTGGTTCGACGTCGTGCAGCTTGCGAAGCCGGGGGGCGGTTCTTTGACAACCACTGGAGCTATGATCGCATCTACGACTAGCCCTATCTTGGGCAAGATTCGGATGCGGTGGGCACTTACGGGTGGCGCGCAGACGGCTACCGCTGACTTTGTAGTCTATTACGATAAGAGGAAGTAATGGCTAAGGTCGATCTATATCCGACAAAAACAGCTTCTCCATCTCAGGCGGAAGTCCAGACTGGCACTTCCATTCCTGGTAATAAGGTGGCTGCTGATACGGTCGTGCTTAATGAGATCGACGGAGATGTTTACATTAAGGGTTTAGAAGGTGGGGCTAGCTCGTCTAGGGTTACGTTATTAAATAACCAATGGCGAGCACTCCCAACTGTGAAGCTCACTGATCGCCGCGTCGTTATTGTTCAGAATCAGAGCAATAACGGGGGGGTCATTCTTTTAAATTATTCTAACACCGCCGCAGCAAACTTAGGATTTCGTCTACTCGACGGAGGCCACAGGGAGATTCTTCTGGGAGATGGGTTAACCCTCTACGGAAGAATGGAAGCTCCCACTGTTACCGGCACGGCCTACGTTGAGGAGCTGGCTTGAGCCTTTTAACCAGTGCATTTAATCCAGCGGGAAACTCCGCCAACGCAATCCTGACCGGGGTTCCTTGTGATCCTACGGTTATGGTCGGTGATTTTGTGAGGATGGATGCTGGAATAGCAGTCAAGGCTTTGGCTGACACCTTCGAAAACTCAAACGTGCTCGGGCTTGTGGAGCAGGTGAACCTAGACGCTACCTGCACGGTCAGGATTAACGGGGTGAGCGCGTCGATCTTTTCCGGTCTCGACACCGCTGCTGAGTATTACCTGAGCGAGACTGTACCGGGTGCAATTACGGTTTTGGCGCCTATAGCAAGCGGGACAGTGGTCCTGAAGCTCGGTCAGCCTTTTGATGACACGAGATTGATTGTACTGAAAGGATCAAGAATAGTGCGGCTATGAAAGTCCTACGCATTGATCCAAATGGAACCCTTCGAGAGGTTAATGTCTCTGGCGACTTTGGAAGCATCAACTTCACCAAGGAGCCTAGGACGGTAACGCTTACCGAGGAACTATCTGGATACCTGGAGCTGTTAGATGCTCCCGTGGAAAACTCGCTTTCATTTCAGGTGGATGGAGTAGTCCAGATCGAGGGATTGGACTTCACGATATCCGAGGTTTCCGGCGTTCACAGGATTAATCTAATAGGTGAACTGGCCACTGGTGGGGTCTCTGAGATCGTCTCTGGAGACAAGGTGCTAATCAATTATGCCGTTAACCCAATAGTACCCACAGTGGAGTTTAGAAAAGAAACCGTGACTCTATCTCCGATTGATATTGTCAACCAATACTTTGATATTCCGGAAGTGGTTATCGACCTGTCGGAAAAATTTATTTGCTCAGGGCTATCGTTCACAGAGGGGCTTCATTACACTTTAGAAAACGTGGGTGGGTCAACTAGGGTGCATTTTGCCGGATCACTCGCCGTAAGTGGACTTTCTCCTCTGGAAGCTGGCGATATAATTCATATAATCTATGCCGTGAACGTGTAAACCTAGGGGGTACTAATGTCTCAAATTCAAAAGAAGTTTATTAAAGATGATGCAGTCGACGAGTCCAAAATCCTGCTCTTGAACAGCGGTGCGCTTAAAGCTCGTAACGCTGCTGACAGCGCAAACGTCGAGCTTCTGGAGCTGGACGGATCTGATGTCCTTAAGCTCCTTAAGCGCCCTCGCATGGACGCTTCTGTCGCTGTTGTCTCCGATGACGCAGACGTGATTACGAAAGGCTTCTTCGACGAGGGCGTCACCGACGTTCTCGGACAGCCGTCTGGGATCGCGACCCTCGCCGGT